GTAGCAAAAGCAGCTACTTGACCTTTACGGAAGTACAAATCTTCCTGATCTTTAACTGTTTGAATATCTGCTAACTGCGTTGCGTTGTTGGAAAGTTCGTTAACGAGTTGTTTGAAACCTTCATGATTAAACAATTCATTGTAATTGTTAAAGTATGTTTCAAGCTCGGGTGTCATAGTTTCCTCTAAAGTTTACTGTATAGTTATATTATACCATACATTTTGTTAAATGTCAAGCACTTCTTGTGTTTTTTCTTCTACGTCCTGACGCTGTAACAGCATGTTTAATTTTAGCTGGTCCTGTCTTACGTTTAGCTGATGACTTTTTTTCTGCTGCCGTCATCTTAGCTGCTACCGCTTTAGGACGACAAGAAGGGTAAGGACGTTTACTTTTTTTTGCAGACTTTCGGCCACAAGGCTTACCTGTTTTAACGTCTACCCACTCTTCATCAAACCATTTAGTTAAACCTTTTTTGGGACGACTAGCTCCGCCTGTTTGACGTTTTTTAGGCATAAGTTCCACCACGTTTTTTGTACTCACGAGTTAACCATGCTGAAGCATACGCAGAGGGCCATACATCAAACTTACGTTTAGCTTCTGCTTTTACTCTAGAATACAAAGCTTTGTTTTTAGGCGTAGGTCCAGATTTCTTAGGGCGACTTGCGCCGCCCGTAGATTTTTTACGTGGCATTATTAACCTCGTGTACGTCTCGTATTACTACGATTTAGGCGTTGTTGTCGTCGGCCAGTTGCCATAGTACCTCTAGATGGAGGGACATAAGGTCCTCCGGGAGAAGTTACTCTTTTAGTTTTAGTGGCCGCCGCCTTTTTCTTTTTAGGTGGACGACCTACTTTACTTCCGTATGTTCCTTTTCCTTGTGGCATAGTTATCTCCTTACCATTTTTTGCATGACCAGTAACGTGCTGTTAACTTACTGGGCGGGTTTGTGTCACATTTGTGACGTGCTCTGAACGACTTACGTCGCTTAGGTTGGTCTTTTTTAATAGTCATCTTGGCGTCACCAAAACGAATAGTCTTAGTCTTGTCGCCTTCCTTAGCCACTACTACAAACTTTTTTGTTGGGTGGCTAGGCGTCCGCTTTGGCTTGTTGTACCCGCTTACGCCCGCTCGTGCTAGTTTTGGGTCTTTGGACTTGGGCATTACATAGTTCCTCCACCTTGGTTTCCAGTTGGTTCACCTTGGTTTCCAGTTGGTTCACCTTGGTTTCTAGTTGGTCCAATCGGCTGAACTGGTCGCTGAACTTGTTGTTGATTTGGTCTAGCAGGAGCTGCATTTCCTTTTGCGTTATTAGCATTAGTTTTACCTTCTATTTGCTTTTCTTTGAGGAGAGTATCAGCAACTTTCATACGTCGCTCAAACTCTTTATCTTCTTGGTCACCTTCACGAAGGTTTCGGGTGATAGCGTTTATTTTGTCAATCTCTAGCTCTTGAGGAACTACCTGAGCCTCTGCTGCCAACTTAGCAGCCCTAGCTTGTGACTCTTGCGCCTGAGCAGACAGTGCTGCAGTTTGTGACTGCTGGAACTGTAGCTGTGCTTGTTGTGCTGCTTGAGCCATTTGTTGCTGCTGTGGATTAGGTTGTGAAGCTTGAGCCAATGCTGCAAGAAGTTCTTCACGGTTAGACAAGTTCATGTTATCTACAACAGATTGGATAAGTGTATTGTACAGCGGAGAGTCTTTGCCCATAGTTTGTAACAACTGAACCAGCTGAGTAACTTCGTATTCACGCGCAATAATACCTAGAGTACTACTTGCGTTAAACTTGTAGTCGGCAACAGGATAGTTTTCTGGGTCAAACTGCATATACCGATACGCTGCTTTTTTGACAAAAGGAATTAGGAACGACTGTTGGAAGTTAATTAAGGTTCGTTTGTGACGTTTAATAATAGCGCCAAGAGACATACTAATACCAGCGGCAGTACTCTCACCATTAACCTGACCTGCAATTCCTGCTGAGTCAACGGCTCCTGTTGCTTGCTGTACCATCTGCTGCAATGCTCCGGCTTGAGCAAACGTAATTTGATTGACTTGACCAAAGTTAAACGGTTGAAGAACTTCACGAGGGTCTCCACTAGTTAAGATCATTTTACCGGGACGAACTTCTGGTTTAGCTCCACGCGGTAAACGAGTCGCATCAATAGCCATCATTGGGTGGATAGTAAGACTTAGTGCGTCGATTCTAGCACGTAGTTCTGTGTCAAGTGCTTTCTGACTGTTATAACCTTTTTCGCAGACGCCACGACCCCAAAAGCGTCCGGGTACTACGTCCCAAGGAAACGCAACAACAGGACGATCCATCATCATATAAGGATTAGCTTCAGCCTTAAGAAGAATACCGCCGTTAGCAACTACTACAACGGCTTCTACGTACTTTGATTCAGACCCTTCCTCACCTACTACTTCTTCATCATCGTTGCTTGTAGCGGCGTCTAGAAGCTCTCGTGGCACTAACCCGTAGTACTTAGTCAAACGTACTTTATCATCGTTGTAAATAGTAATGTCTTGGTCAGGCTCTAAATCCGTGTCAGGAGCAGCAGGACCAACATAAACGTCACGATACACACCTTGTTCTTGTAGCAGTTCTACTTGGTGCATACTGACAAACTCATCAATAGCTACACCTAGAGCGTCTTCTACAGATGTAGCTACAGGATCAATTAAAAAGTTTTGAGGCAGTACAGGTTTAAGTTTTACCTTGACACGTTCTGTGATGTTAACACCAACAGCTTGAAGATCACCTCCCATAATTGGTTGAGTAGCCGGAGCCATCTCTTTCATTTCTTCAATAACAATTTCACCGATGCCTGTACCAAAAACTGCTGAGTTAATAAGACATTCAGCTACAGCTTTTCGTACCATACACTCTTCAAAGTCTTCCGTAAGTTTGTTACGAAGAAATTGTACGTCTTGCTTGTTAGTGTCCCCCATGTTATCACTAACATCAAACCACTTACCACGTCCAAACGTAGCCTCTTCTAGTTCCGCTACATTAGACTCAACTGCCTGTTGAAGTGCAGGAGAAATAATACGGGAACGCTCAGACCCACGCTGGCTGTCAGCAGGATCCCATTGACCACGCCATAGTCTATAATATTCTTCAAATTTGTTTTCATAATTGCTTTCGTAATAATCCCTCCAATCTTCACATTTAGTTATAACCCAGTCTTCTAGGGCTTCTTGGATCATCAGAGGATCGTTATCGTATAGTTCACTCATATTAGTATCCTGCTACTACGTCTAAGATTTCGTGGTCTTCGATTTCGTAATCGTAGTCGTAAGCCACATTTGCTAACTGATCAATGTACGCTAAAGCGTCAATTAAGTCATCGTGGGTTAATGGGTCTGGAAACTGAAACAGCTGGTCAAGAAACCTACTGTTCCATTCTCCCTTGTTTAGCGTTATGTATCCGTTTTCAAATCGTCCTTGCAACGCCCACATAACACGATCTGTTTTTTTCTTGTTGCCATGAGTAAGTTCTTCTACTCTAAAAAACATACCATAGCGTTTTTGCATGTCCATCAAAGGAGACATTACTGCTTGTTTAGCAATACCTCTTTCGATTCCAACCGATATGGGACGGTAATCTCTAACGGCCTGAAATATTTTAAGTGCTGTCTCGTCAAGTGACCATCGACCGTATATAATATTGTCAACATACCAACCATGCTCATTGACCTTAACCACGGCGATCGCTGTGTCGTCAAGCTTGGAATTCTTAGTTTTCTTTTTGTTGACTTCTTCAAAGCCTGCCAAGTCAACAGCAATGTAATAATCTCCTACTTCGGGCCTATCTTCACTAAACTGTACCCAGTCTTCCTTAAACATTTCTGACCCACG